CGCCCGCTTCATGTGGAGGTTTTAATGCGGTTGCATGACATCTCTGAATCCAAACTAGCTGTGATGTCGGACGCCGAAAACGTATAATTCTGATACATGCAAAGCTATGCACCTAATGCATGCATAACTCTGATCTTATGAAATGACATAAAGCAGCATCACAGAAGGTGACTTTAAAGCTTTGTGTTGTCACTGGAAGGAAATGAAGATATGAGTGATAAATTGAGCAGTGCTATGTGATGGGACAAAGATAATCTTACCGAAACAGCACCTCCTGTTCATCTTAAGTGTAAATGTCATGAGCACCAAACTTCTCACTACATCCATTTTTTAGCGATAAAACTCCAACATGTTATAATAACCATGCATTCTTACTCAAAACATGATACCTTCAAAACATTTTTCAATAACACTAACAAAAAACAAAATGAAACACCAAAAAGTTAATATAGTCAAAAAGAATGGTGAATTCTCTTTAAGTCTACTTAGCTTCAAGTTGGTTCATATAAAAAGAACACAAGAGAATAAGAGAAGCATTAATTATTACTGGAATAGCAGGACAAAAGAAGTCATATGTGGCTCAGGTTCATTGCGCAATCATCACAGCATACCATCTATCGCCCATTTATTTAATTATAAGAAAAAAACATGCGATCTAAGTCGCGAAGAGATACAACTTGGCGACTCCGTATGTGTTTTATTTAATACAACAGCAGCCCTTTTTCTTTTTGGTTCAATTGTTGGTGTAGACAAGCTAAAAAAAGAAACTTATTTTCACATATTGCCTCACGACAAAAACTTTCCATTTCAACGCAATCATGTAATCAAAGTAAAGCACCAAAAAGACAACATTTTTCTTTTACGTGACGGAAAAAATGAAAGATATGAATACATGGCAACAAAAAATCTAGTATTTGCAAAATACCAATACCAAGTTGAATTTGCCGAAATGGTTATTTCATATATCAAAAGTACGCAGCTCATAATAAATTATGTCTCCGACAAAAATAAAACAATTAATGAAAAGACGATCTTAGAATGCCATAAAGCTCTTTTTGGCCATATTTATGATTGGGCAGGTGAATACAGAAACCATCCCGTTGTTGTTGGAGATAAAGAGCGACCAACAATGGAACATAATGAAGTCAAAAAATCATTAAAAGCCTGTCTTAGAGGTTGCACAAAAAAAGAACTTAGCAAAATAAATTCTAAAGCAGAGTTAGTTCATAAACTAGCTACTCTCCATGCAGAAATCGCATGGATCCACCCCTTTCAAGATGGTAATGGTCGTTCAATACGATTATTTCTTCAGATTGTTGCAACTACTATGGGTTATGAATTTGATATGGAAAAGCTAGATGGAGATGTGCAAAATAAACGTGCGTACCATTATGCTGTAAGACGCGCAATACACGACAGTAACAGAAATCTGATTGCCCTTATTTCAAGGGCAATCAAAGAGCTTTAAGCAACAGCTACTCTGGTCAGAAAACGTGCAGCCTGCGACATTTTAGACCATGAAGTGTTGGTAATGTGATTACCTTCCAGAGAAAACGAAGCACGCAGGGAACGATTAACACTTTGTTCAAGTTTTGAACGACGAACAGGCTTAGCACCTGCGTGCCCACCTCTTACTTGTATCGTGATAACCTTTTTGCTCATATTAGTCTCTCTAGTGGTTAAGAACATCATAAATCAACAGCTAATGATAACCATTATCATCTGGAATCATCATAGCCGGCTGGCGATTCTACGCCTGATTGTTCATATCTACAACAACTACTTTATACATACAAATCTACTTACCTACCAATAACAGTGTTCACATCTTCAACTTTTCACCGCCTACCATCAACTATATACCACCGCCACTCATCAACAACCGGATACGTGAATTTTTTCCCATCATAATTTACGGTCGCGCCACGCGCCAGCGCCTCAAGCTCCCATCGCTGCGGCCTGATACCGTTCTGAGCAAGGTCAACGCGGATACGGGTAATTTGCATTCTTTCCGACCGGGTCAGTCTGGCCGATGGTGCAATTTCATGTGGTTTTAACGGGCTTCCGTTTCTTTGCTGACGACTTGGCGTTCTCCGACCGTGTTTTAATGCACCCCTGAGCGCCCTCACGACCTCCGGGTCACTCCATTCGATAACACCGTCATCAACCAGATTAAGCACTGCTGCGGCGTGCTCAGAAGGTGTGGGAGCCGGTAACGAAGTATCACCACCGGTGAGTTTTCCACAGTTATTGACAGGACTCCGAGGCGCGGCGATGCCGCTTTTTAAAGTCAAAGGCTCAACGACCGGCACTTTCGGCACAATGCGCCAGTCCGTGGTTCTGGTGATATGAATATGACGCGCGCCGAGATGCGGCGCGTAAATGCCGACCACTCTCTCGACCTCTTCCTCGTACTCGTTAACGTCATCCGACGGGCTACGGGCGACCCTGACAGTCTGACAATCGCGCGGGACATTTGCCCCACCCTGCGCGCTGATATACAGCGCAAAATCGCCACTGTCTGCGGCAGCGCGTGCAGCCTCGACGCGTTCGTCAAACTCATCAGCTATGCTGACGCCGCGAGGCAATTTGCGTAGTTCACGGTAAGCCCCCATTGTCGGCAGGCCAACCGTTTTAAATTGCGGGATGCGCCACGTTGACGCCCATGCGGTAACAGCCGCGGCAGTATCTTTAAGCGGCCTGCCGGTATCGTTATCGAGCTGACCATCCAGTGCATAGCCGTCGATATTTTTTGAGATGTATTTAGCGATATACCCCGCAGCACCACCCCGGTTAAGGTGTTTTGCCTGAAAACGGTTTCGCGCGGCTCCTCTTTCGTCGCCATCCTCTTTGAGCGCATAGCGACGCATGATTTCGATAATCTGGTTACGCTGGCGTGGATTACAAAAAAGCATCATATGCCAGTGCGGTGTTCCGTCGTGGTGTGGCTCGACGACACGCAAACCGTAGACCTGTAAATCATTATCCTTGAATGCCGTACGCATCAGGCTCCAGATACGGCAGAGATAACGCTGCGCATCCTTTGGATTAAATGCCTCATCGTTCCAGCCGTGATTTAGCTGGACGGTTTTACTTTCGCCTTTTCCGACCTGACGTGTCGGGTGATACTTTGACGGCGCGGTCAGCGTGATAAACATCCCCACATCACCCTCTGCGGCGGCGTAACGCTCAATACCGGCAATGGTGTTCATCAGCTCCATCCGGCGAATTTCAGGATTAGAAATACTGCCCATCACCTTACTGATAAGGTCGATACGCTCGCCGGTTTCCCTGTTTTCAAGGTCACACGATTTAAGAAATTCCAGATTTGCCTGGCGGCGCGCACGCACATCACGAATGGCATGTTTACTGGCATAAGGAGAACGGTCTTTATTGACCTCCCCGACAGCAATCAGTAACGCCTCATGCCAGCGCATACGCTGGCCTTTAAGCTGATGGGTCCACCACTCATCGTTAAACAGGCGGGCAATGGCAGAATATGCCTGCCTCGTGGTCATCTGTCCTTTACGGTATTTTTTCCAGTAAAGCGGGGAAATATTGAAAGCACGTGCAGCGCCAGCAACATGACCATAGAGGTGAGCCTGCGCCTCATCCGTAAACAGCGATTCTTTTTCGCCATGTGCATCCACCCAGGCATCGCTGAGTTCCTCATACATCATGAAAAGCTGCGATGAGATACAGGCGGCAAACTTTTTCAGCTCCTTGTCATTCATTCCCGGCAGGCGCGCATAGTGGTCACGCTCTGCCAGAAACAGTAACGACGCGTCGGTGTTCATTTCATGGCGCTGATTCACACGCTCAATGCGCGGCCATAAACGACGCTGAAAAGTGGATGTGAGGAAATAAAACCCGTGCACCGGGCTTTTATTGCGCCGGATGTAGTCATAACGTGAAGTAAACAGCGAGCGCAAAAAGTAAGGCAGGCGGTTAATCGTGGATAAAACACCTTGCACCTGACGCATCTCGTCACGTGTAAGGGGTCTTTCGCGCCCGACAGCCTCGCGTGGCGCGTTCCATGCATAAGCACCGGTAAACGCCTTACCGGTGCCTGCAGCAAATGCTGACGGAGGGACAAAACGCCCGGAGGCTTTAACGGCCATATGAGCCAAAAGCCTCTGAACAACGCTTGCTGAGTTGCTCAACCTGCGCGTTTAAATCAGCAAAAGACTTTGCGCTTCCGGTCAGAATATCGTGATGCATCAGGCCGGAAACTAGCTGGCTTAATTTCGGGTAATAACCAACCACCGCCAGCCATTCCTGACCGGCGTTTTTACCGCTTTCCGCTCTCTTTTTCTCGTGGAGAATAAACTGAAAGCTGTCACTGGTAACGACATAACGTTCGCCAATTTCAATACGAATACTCATGCCGTTCTCCGGTAATGTTTGTTTTTTGCTTCAAAGACTGACTGACAGGAAACACAACGCGTGGCTGACGGATAAGCCGCACGACGGGCAGCAGGTATTGGCGCGTCACACTCTTCGCAAACCAGCGCAGAAGCACCGCAATGTTTTACCCTTGCCGCGTTAATCTGGCGCTCCAGTAATTCAGCCTGTTGTTCCTGAATAAAATCTACGTTGTCCGGCATTATCAGCTCCTTTTATCGTTAAGTTTCCTGGATACATCAGCGCAATAACTGGCAAGTTCTGTCGTTAATTTTGTCAGTTCATCCACGGAGGAAATTTGCTTGTGGAATACAGCGCGTTTAACAAGTAAATTGACCACATCAGACAGGAGGTTTAATTCATTCTGATAAATCGCGATAACAGATTCAGTTATGTCGCATTTTTCTTTATCAAGACAAAGTTGAATAAGAGACAAATCACCATTTTCCATAACGGCGATTTTTAAGGCGTTATTCAGTAATACAACTGAATGAGAACAGGACATCAAAGCACCTCCCCGCGAGACAATCCGATATTGTGAAATTTTTCCGACTCCTGACTGAGCAGCTCGACTATCTCCACGCGGGATAACTCCGCCTTTGTTATGTGGCGAATCATGGCGTCAAGATGAGAAGAAAAGCGCGTCGCAGCGTCGGCCTGTGCTTCGGTTCTGGCCTGTTGCAGCAGTAATGTGTATTTACCGCACTGATTTTCAGAAACTGTATGCATGACTTTCTCCAGGCAAAAAGAAGCCCCGCACGATTAAGTGCGTTAAAAACTCTGGTTAATTACTTAATGCAGATATTGCTCTGGTTTTACCGACGTCAGAATTGTCGGTGCATACTCAAACAGACTGAATAATTCACGTAATGCACGGAATAAAGCATCACGCCAGTAACATGATTCTTCATTAATGCGCCAGTACGGCTGATTGAATTCTTTTTCTGTCAATCCCGCATGCATAAATAAAGTACGACGCTGACTGACTGTTAAAAAACTAATATATGCATACTCACTTGCACCGACCTGACGGCGTTTTGAGAATGCCCCACGCAGTTCATCAATTGCACAAACCAGCCGTTCACGTTCGACGTCGTTCATTTCTTCAAAACGCATCGTTGCGTGACGCTGTTTTAACTGCGCATGAAAGCAAACCGTTAACCGTTCGCGCTCCATCATCTGATTATAATAATCACATGTATCCTGCCAGCGAGGGACGGCAAGATGCTTGCCAATTATCCGGCGCATAGCTGCTGGCTGTTTTTCGACGAGATTGAGCGTCATCACTGTCATTTCCAGACCCTCCGGCTTTTCAGAAAGGTCAGAGCCTTTTTTAACGGACTCTGTTTTTTGGTGCGGATAATGATTCCCTTGCGACCCTTCCCGTGGGTGATGGTGAAGTCAATCGCCCTGGGGCTTTCGTTACGCAGTAACTGAGCAATACAACGCGGCTCATTCATAATCACAACCCCATCCACAAAAGCCATGCATCACGCTGTTCAACCGGTCGGTTATAAAACGCCTCACGTACAGCGCGATTAAACTCAGGAATGAAAACCCATTTTTCACCGGCACGAGCCTTCGGTTTGCAAGGATCACGCAATTCAATAATTGGTAATTTATTTGCCTTCACCATTTCACTGACGGCTGTCTTTGGCTTCCCTAATAAATCAGCAAATTTATCCACATGAACCGCATCAAGCGGATACTGAATCACATAATTTTCAGCGTCCATATATGGTACCCTCATAGGATCCAGCCCTTTCTAAACCACTCAAAACCGTTTAGACGCTGGTTTATTCTCAAATCAATGGAACCTATATAGATTCCAGTTTTGAGGGAATTTAGTCCATATATAGGCACCATGTCAAATGAAATTAAGCGAAAAGATTAAGGCCTTGCGTGAGGCTGAAGGGCTAAGCCAATCAAAATTCTGTGAAATCATAGAGTTACCGCTAAGCACACTTAAAAAATATGAAGGAGGAAACTTTGAACCCGGTGGCACAGCTTTGCTAAAAATCACTATGCATCCCACATTCCAAAAATATGCTCTATGGCTTATGACAGATAAAACCGCGCCGGACGCAGGACAAATCGCACCGGCTCTCGCGCACATTGGGCCAGAGTCAACAGAGTCCAACCACTCCGCGAAAAGGATTGGCTAACTCTATATAAAGATTACATTTTCACCATTTGCTACCAAGATGGTGAATACAGCGCCGGAGGGCTTTCTTATGGCAATTAAGAAGCTCGATGATGGTCGCTATGAAGTGGACATTAGACCTCGCGGTCGCGACGGAAAACGCATCCGCAGGAAATTCGAAAGAAAAGCTGAAGCACTAGCATTTGAGCGATACACAATCGCCAATGCCAGTCAGAAAGAATGGGGAGGCCAGCGAGTAGACCGCCGGACTTTGAGTGAGTTGCTGGACATCTGGTGGAAATATCACGGGCAAAACCACGAGCATGGAACAAAAGAGTTTAATCATCTGCTCAAAACCATCAGCGGCATAGGTGATATACCAGTGAGCCGGATGAGCAAAAGGGCTTTGATGGATTATCGTTCCATGCGACTACGTGATGGCATCAGTGCCGCAACGATAAACCGTGACATGTACCGATTATCCGGCATGTTCACAAAATTAATTCAATTGGATGAATTTTCCGGGCAACACCCAATTCACGGACTGCCGCCACTGGCGGAGGCCACCCCTGAAATGACGTTCCTGGAAAAAGCAGAAATCGAAAAACTGTTAAATGTTTTGGCTGGTGATGACTTACTTGTCGCGCTTTTATGTCTGAGCACTGGGGGAAGATGGACGGAAGTTGCCACGCTAAAACCAGCACAGATTACAAGTTGCAGGGTTACCTTCCTGAAAACCAAAAACGGTAAAAAGCGAACCGTGCCGATTTCTGAGGAACTGGAGAAAAAAGTTAAAGAGGAGGCTAGCGCCAAATTGTTCAAAGTTGATTATGAGAAGTTTTGCGGGATTCTACGCAGAGTGAAGCCTGATATACCACCCAATCAGGCAACCCACATCCTGCGGCATACATTCGCAAGCCATTTCATGATGAATGGGGGCAATATAATCGCACTGCAACAGATTCTGGGACATGCGAGTATTCAGCAGACGATGGCCTATGCGCACCTTGCGCCTGACTATCTGCAAAATGCCGTCGCTCTGAATCCACTAAAAGGCGGAGTGACGTTATAAATTTCCCCCTCTGAGTGTCCACATAGTGTCCACACTCAAGAAATTTTGAAACCGCTCCAAACCCTTACAGCTTTCGATAAGTACCTGTTTTTACTTTTGATTGCATGTAAGTAATTGATAAAAAAAACCCCCACATCATGTGGGGGAAGACAGGGATGGTGTCAAAAAAAAGCACCTAACCTGATGATATAAATGGATTTATGTCAACCGCTGTCCACATAGCGTCCACATCGACCATAAATAAAGCCCCTCAACTGAGGGGCTATTTTTGTGATCACATCCACATAATTTGCTGCCCTGACGGCAACGGGTGCGGCCTTACGGCGTGGACTTCTCCCGGCTTCACGATGTATCTCTGTACCGACTCATAGGTGATGAACGTGGCGCTGCAATTCACGTTCTGACACTGGTGATAACGCTCTTTTGTCGTGTCAGTGATATAGCGGCTTGTACGCGCATGTGCGGCATGCTGGCATAAAGGACAATGAAACATCGCGAGCACCTCTTCCGGTTTTGTTGATAGTGCCATTTTAGTTAATTTATCCTTATAAAACAAACAGATAAATAAATTACATCACTCATCATCTTCTGTTTCGTACTCCACATCAGAAAGCCTGACCTCAAGCTCTAAGGACGTCGTGAAGCCGCTATTATTCAGAAAATGTGTCACCTTAGTGATTGTCCAGTCCTGCTCGTCTATGACGCGCTTAAAGCCTGATACTTTAACCGGTGTTTCCGTGTAAATATCAGCACGACCGGTAGCCAGGCTGATGGAGAACTCCGCAACGCCCCGTTGCAGTTTATCCCACTTCGCCTGAGCGGCACGCATGGCCTGTGCTTTCGTGGCATATACCGTGGTCAGGGCAAAAACGTTGTCAGCCTCACCGGCCATGTATTCACCTTCGCGCGCTTCCGGTACTTTTGGCGCTTTCTTCTGCCTGACCGGTTTTGCTTTCGGGTGCTCCAGTGCGCGCAGGTGTTTTTCTTTCTTTTTGCGTTTCAGTTTTACCTTCTGCTTTTGCGGCTTCGGGTCTTTGGTGTGTAACCACTTTGCCGTTACGCCGGTATAGGCTCCACGGTCAGCAATCGCAAAATGATGGCGGTCGCCGTCGCTGCGGGTGATGGTGACCTGCGGGATTTTTTTACCGCTGGCCGTCACCCCCTGCCCCGCTTTGAGAAACAACAGTTTTCCCATTTTTACCGACACCTCACCGCCGTTGCGTTCTGCAAGACGGGTCAGGAATTTCGCATCAGACTCCTGCGACTGGTCGATGTGCGGGATTTTAATTCCGGCCAGTGACGGAGCGACACTGGCTTCCAGCCTGTTACGGGAGGCTATCGCCTCAACAATCGCACCGAGCGTGGTGTCATGCCAGGAGCCTTCCCGGCGGGAATTGAGCGTCCCGCGGAAATCTGCACTCCGGGCGCGGATGGTGACCACATCCGGCGCGCCCCGGTGTTCAACCTCATCAACGGTGAATTTCCCTTTGCATACCAGGGCAAAACCTTTCCAGCCGATATACACCGTCAGGACAGCGCCACGAACCGGCAGCCCGACCTGCCCGTCGGCATCGTTCAGTTCAATATCAAGCTGGTCAGCTTCAAAGCCCCGGTTATCCGTCAGAGTCATGCTCATCAGACGGTCGCTGATATTGCCGGTAATATCCCTGCTGTCGAGCATCAGCATGTAATCCGGCGTCAGCGTACTGCCTGCATCAAATGTCAGCGCATCCAGCATTATCCCGCCCCCATCATACCTGTGAATCTGGTCGCCAGACTGCCGGCCTTACCGATGAGCGACTCCGCCTGTTTACCGATATCGCCATAAAGCGCGGCCAGTGATTCATCAACGCGGGTGAGCGACAGCGTAAAATCAATTTTCCGGGGTGTGCCGTCTGCAAAGAAAATACTCCCTGTTTCACTCACCTTGCTGATGACATACATACCGTAAATCATGCCAGTGCCATCCAGCAACGGCCACGCCCGGCCTTCCTCTGCCATCAGTCTGAGCGTGGTCATCGTCAGCTTGCCGCCGGTCAGTTCGGGATAAAGCACACCGGCAAGCGTGATGTTTTCCTCGCCCACACCGAGAAACTGAAAGGCATCCCGTTTACCGATACGGGAATTTGACGGCCAGCGATAATCTGATTCACGCTGCATGGTCTGGTGTGGCAGCGTCTGGCGCATAAAAACAAACATACCTAACGCGAGCATCATTTTTCGTCACCTCCTTAACCGTCATGCATCATGCTGGCACGGGCGCGCGCACGTTTATCCCGCTCGTATTTTTCGAGCGCATCCTGTAACTGGCGGTCGAGCTGAGTCCCCGGCGCAGTACCGCCCGTCAGACTGATGTGATATTCGTTTTTACTCTGGTCCACATAAGAGCGGCCAGCCGGTGCCGTAACCGGCTGATAAGCCTGATAGCCTGCATAAGAGCTGGTCGCCGGAATATAACCACCGGTGCCATACGTGGCGGCATGAGTTCTGGCGGCGGTCTGGTCAAGCGTGCCTGACTCTTTGTTGATAACACCGAGTTTTTCCAGTACCCAGTCAATACCGCTGCGCAGTTTGTTGAACGCATTAAGCGGCAGCATCAACGCGTCAGCCAGTGCCTGCCCGAACATGACGCCCGTATCACGGCAACGGTTCAGGGTGTCCCGGGTGGCTTTGACCGGGGCAATCAGGTTTTTAAACCACTGCCACGCGGCCTGTAACTTTTCGCCCAGCCAGTCAAACACCGGCTTAAGTGGCGTGAACAGTTCCCCCACCGGCGCAAATGCCGCTTTCAGCCCTTCAACCACACCGCCAAAGAATGCGCTGACAGGCTCCCAGTATTTACGGATAAGTAACGCCCCGGCGACAATGGCGGCCACCACGGCCACAACCGGCCAGCTAATCGCCCCGATGGCCGTCATAACAGCACTGCCAACCGTCGTGAAGATTGCTCCCATTGCGCCTGCTGCCGCGATGATGGCATTGATGCCGGTGATAACCGGCCAGGCTACGAGGCCAATGGCACCGATGACACCAATCAGCGCCAGTGCACCACCGACAATGATGCCGATGGTTGACGCCAGTGATTTGTTTTTCTGTATCCAGCCGTCGAGTTTTAACACATACTTTGTGGCCGTCTGCGTGAGCTTACGCAGTGCGCCTTCCTGCTGGTCAAACAGGTCAGTCCCCACCGCCTCATAAGCGGACTGAAACTCCTTAAAGTCACCGCCGAGGTTGTCCTGCATGATATTTACCAGCTCAGCGGTCTTCCCGTCTGAGGCTTTAAACGCAGCGGTCAGTTTGTCCAGCTTTCCAGTTGAGGCGGCAGTCATCAGCACGGCGGCGGCTGAGCTGGCCTCCTCCCCGAAAATAGTTTTCATGTATTCAGCCTGCTGGGCAGTACCGAGCCGGTTTTTCTCAAAACTGGCCTGCATTTCTTTCAGAATGGTAAATACTGGTCGGGTGTTTCCCTTGCTGTCTGAGGTTTTCACACCAAGCTCTTTGAGTGCATCCCATGCTTTTCCCGTCGGTGCCTGCAGGCGGCTTAACACGGCACGGCTTCCCGTCCCCGCCATTGAACCAGTAATTTTTGCGTCATGCAGCGCCCCGACCATTGCGGCGGTTTCTTCAATGCTGACACCGGCATTTTTTGCCACTGGTGCGGCATAGGTCAGCGCATCGCTCATACCGTCAAAATCGGCGGCGGTTTTGTTCATCGTCATGGAGAGAACATCCCCGATATGAGCGACCTTATCGTTTGAAAGCTGAAAGGCGGATTTCATCCCCATCAGCAGGGCGGCGTTTTCTTCCATCGTGCGACGGTTCGCCAGCGCCATATTCAGCGTGACCGGCGTTGCCGCCTGAATGGCATCAACATCCCCACCGGCTTTCGCAATGATAATCTGCGCACCGGCTGCATCATCTGCCGAGGCTGCGGTATTGTCGCCGAGCTGGCGCGCCTGCTTGCGGAGTGCGGTCATTTCGGCGGAGTCTTTTGCCACACCGAGCACGGCCTGCAATTCTGAGTTTTTCTGCGCAAACTCATAACCGGGCATCAGCAACTTAACTCCGGCCATCGTTCCCGCAGCAGCAATCCCCACACCGGCAGCGGCCACTGAGGCCATATTTCCGGCCAGTTCCTTTCCAGCCTGATAACGTTGTTTTACTGCATTAAGTTTTGCCTGTTGCGCACTGACACGCGCCAGCGCGTCACGCTGCCGGTTAAGCTGTGCGGTGGTTTCACTGATACGGTTTTTCAGTCCCTGCTCATCATGTGCAAGATTGCGGGTATTAATTCCCACAGCGGCCAGTTCCCGCTGCTGGCGTTTAACGGAATCTGTCAGGCGGTTATATTTCGCCTGTAAGTCCTCCGCCGCACGCTTTGCGGATTCCAGCACTTTCGCCTGAGCACGGGTCGGACGTTCGGTATTTTTAAACTGCGTGGCAAGGGCTTCGGCCTCCTGCCGTGCCTTTTCAAGTGCATGACCAGTCACGGCGAGCTGTGCACTGGTCTTGCGAAATCCCTCAATACGGGATGCGTGACCGTTCAGCTCGCGCAGTGATTTTTGTGTTTCCCGGATATCCCCCGACAGCGACTTACTCGCTGTACGGATGGATTTAAACGGGCGGGATGCCTGGTCAACAGCCCTGAGCAATACCTGTAATTTTACATTGTTACTCATTCGTGTTTCCGCTTCGCCGGAGCGCCTTTTCGCGCCATGTGATGAGTTCGGTCAGGCTCATGGGATACAGTTCTGATGGCGGCCAGTGAAATATCACTGCCACATCCGCCATCAGGTCATCGACCGACAGATTTTTCGGAAACGTCACTGCACCGAGTTCGGCGACAAAAAACCGACCACCTTACCGGCCAGCGCCACAAGGTCAGGCAGTTCCAGTGCGGCGACTTCCTGCTCGGTCAGCATCGGTGCCGTCATGCGCGGCAGCACCTTAATCAGTGCATCGACTTCGGAGTTCGCGACCGCAGCCAGACTGACACCGCGCAGCGTCCCGGCACTGGGTTTCATCAGCGTGACCTGTTCGATAACCTGCTCACCACGTTTGACCGGATTGTCCAGGGTAATCACATTTTCTTTGTTCATGGTTTTCTCACTTATGAATCGGGGTTAACCGGTCAGCCAGGCTGACCGGATGAAAATCACAGGCCGATATTGCGGCGGTGTTGCTCCAGCCGGTCGACGCCGTTCACCTTCTCAATCATGTTGATGGTGTCGATTTCGACCAGCTCCTTACCGTCCATCGTCAGCCGGAAATAGGTGCAGACCACGGAGATTTTCGACTCGGTGTCTTCTCCCTGTTTACCCTCGCCGGTGTCGATTTCTTTCTGACGTCCACGCATGACCACCTCGACGGCCACCGTTTCGCCGGTATCGTCACGCTGGTAAGAGCCTGCAAAACGAATCGGCACAGCATCCACACCGGTTGCGGCGTAAAGCTCCCAGATAACCGAATCCGGGAAGCCCCCGAGCGACCACTCCATTGACAGCGCATCGTCATCAAGGCCGAGGTCTACCGGTGCGCTGCCGTTCATTCCCGCACCGCGATAGTTTTCGAGCTTACGGGTCAGTTTTGGCAGCGTGACGGACTTTGCAACGCCCTGATAGCTGTAGCCGTTCAGAAAGACGTTCATTAACTTGAGTTTGCGCGGCATTGCCATCGGTCAGGCTCCTTAATTGCTGTTAACCGAAGTGACCAGATTTGCCAGGTATTTATCGGTAATACGCTGGCGCAGGGTCAGGTTTTCGAGAGGAGGCACCGGGGTATAGTCGTAGTCGATATACAGTTTTCCGGCCTTGAGGGTTTCCGCATCGTTGGATTCTTCGCTGAACCAGCAGGTCGCATCCACGATATAGCCGTTTGTTTTCAGCTCACGGAATTTGGCATTGATGCCGTCAACGATGTCGCGAATCAGCGTTGCGGTGATGGGCTTGTCCACCGCCCACATGTGCGCCTCAGCCATCGTGTCGGCCAGCACCTGCGCGGTGCGGGTGTAGTTTTCAAAGAGGAACAGCGGGTCATCAGAGCAGGTACGGTTACCCCAGAAGCGGAAACCGTCACGGCGAATCAGCGTTGTGACGCCTGACTCATTCAGCAGGTCAGCATCGGTGCCGGACTCCTGCAAATCCCAGAATACAGATGCGCTGATGCCGGTAACACCGTTCACCCCGACGTTGGACAGCGTTTTATGCCAGCCCTGCTCCTGGTCGATTCTGGCACGCAGACCCAGCGCACGGGCGGTGGCATACGCGGTGGCGGTGGTACTGGCAACCGTATCCCATGCGAGGAAATCCGGCCAGATGACCATCAGCTCACGCTGGCTGAAATTCTGACGGTAGGCTTTCACCTCGGAAATGGTTTTACAGCCCCATGCGCTGATATACCCGAAAGCGCGCAGCTTCTGACAGACTGATGCCAGTGCAACAGCCACCTCTTTGGTGTCCAGTCCCGGCACGCCGAGAATACGCGGTTTAACACCGGTTACCGACTCCGCCGCCAGCAGGGCTTTCAGTCCTGTGTACTGACCGTTTTCGTCGGTGGTGCCGATGATATTGGAAACGGTCTGCGCGAGTTTCGTTTCCTCGTCGTCGCCGGTGCCGTCTTCCACACGCACGACAACGGTGATCGGTTTTGACTGGTCGGCGATGGCCTGCAACGATGCCGCCAGCGTGCCTTTTTTACCAGCCTTTGCAATTGCGTTCTGCACATTGGTAATCAGCACCGGTTTATTGATGGGGAAGGTTTCCGCATCCGCATCGCTGGCCGTGCAGACCATGCCGACAATGGCTGTGGATACGGTGGAAATGACGCGGGTGCCGTCGTTAATCTCCAGTACCTGCACGCCGTGATGATAGTCACTCATCCGTTTAACTCCGTGGTTAATGGGTGCAACTATTTTCCGTTGGGTAGTACATGAGACGCTATTTGACCTGGCTGGTCAGTGGATGAAACAACAGATAAAGAAAAGGCGGGCAATCTGCCCGCCTGTCCTGATTTGTACACACTCATTTTCCGACTGACAATTTACATAGCCAAAACGCTATCAAATCTGACTGCCTGTTTTGAGCGAAGAGGAACCTGAGATTGTGGTATGCTAATTTATGGGGAGCAGGTCAATTGTATTAGTTATCTTTTTGCCTTTCTTTATCCCATTTCTTTACAGTGGTCTGATACCACTCTTCACGTGCTCGTTGTTCCTCTGCTCTGTCACTTGAATTATAGTTGTCTGTTCTAATTTTTTTGCTTCCCTGGGAAATCGGCCTCCAGTCTTCTCTAATCTTTTTCATCTGCTCAGCTATCTGTGTCATTGGACTCCTTGCACCTAAGTAGCTAACCCCCTCGAAAGAAGCCATATCATAAGAATACTCATTCCGCTCTCTTTCAGTTGAGCCCGGCTGTTTAGACCAGCTAATACTAACAGAATAAACTTGATCTTTAATCTGGTCATACTTACAAAGACTGCTGTTGAGGGAATGGCCGTTTTTCAATACGCTAACCTTGCTAAATGGTATACCTTTATTTTTTCTATGTTCTGCATTAACCAGTGGGGGATTAAATCCGACTTCAATATCATAGGCTGGGGCATTTCCGGTATTAGCAATATTGATATCAAAATAAAAAGCAGCCCAAGAATTTGGTTCAAGAGTCACAACGACATGAGGTTGAACTGATGCGTCAACCATCCTTTTTGTCTCGTCTGCTAATAGCCTTGTTACTCTCCACAAGAAAAATGTAGCAACTGCTGTTAGCAATGCTGCCAAAGCGGAGATAAGTGTACTTACTGTGTTTATATGCTCTGCGATAAATTCGATCATGAGTTGTCCTTGGGGGCGTACTAATTGTTTTCAATACTAAAATAGCGCCGGGCTTGAAAAATTGCACACTTATGGTTCGATTTACCTCAACAGTTAAGGCTTCTACTTCCCCCATGCACCTCACCCAGCCCAAGACTGTATGAGGTCTGACAAAGAACTTCCTGACACTTGAAAACGAGGCAACGGCTAGGGTTTCTCGTAGGGCAAGGATTGAATACGAAGCCTGTATATTGCTCCGCAAACGCTGCTGAGGGCAGTTTAAATGTTGGGCGTTTATGTAGCCTTTCACTCACCAGCATGAGTTCAATGTCTGTGAGTTACCGACAACAATATAAAGAGGGTGGCATCATCATATATCCAAGCTAGAGTCAAATCCTCCAACTGGTTTTATGATCAGTGTCAATTGTTTGATTATTGAACGTTTACGAAGCAGCACGGGAGCCATATAACTAATGGGCAGGTATAAGCCTGTATCACGAGGAATCAGTAAAATGGCTGATGATAAGACCAAAATCGGTACCCCTGACAATGATTTAATAAGTATCAAACAGGATTACGAGAGACGTGATTGGGCTGAAAAGTTTGGAGTTAGCGAGGCCAAACTTGTTCAAGCCGTACAGGCTGTAGGTCATTCGGCTAAGAAAGTACAGGCATGGCTTAAAGACCATTAATATATGAGCGCCTTTCTAGGCGCTTTTTTCTTTGTCCTTTGGGAGATGATTTATGGCTAATAATTTATTTATTACTTACGACCTCATTAAAACGAAAGATTATGCGGCTGTGTATGATGCAATTAAATCTTTAGGAAATTGGGCTTTAACAACTGAATCGAACTGGTATGTTAACTGTAGTTACTCTGCCGAGGATGCAGCCAAAATTGTGAGGGCGGTCATGGATAGTGATGATAAGCTTATTGTTGTAGACGCAACCAATAACTCAGCTTATTGGTACAATCTCTCAGATGAAGTTAGTAACCAAATTCTGACTGAGTGGAACAAGTAATTAAAGGGGGTGGATAGCCCCCTTTAATTCAGAAACTATCATGATTGAAACATTAAATATACTGGGTTAATTCTTTCATCCTTGCTCCCTTGCTATATGTCCTGAAAGCGTCCTTTTTAGCCTTCTGCTCAGTATGTCCGGTAATGGCACAGAGCGGACTGCCAGATTAGGCTTTACTCTGTGCCATAGATATGTAAGCTCACACCAGAGTTCATACAACTTATTGCGGCATTTCCGGCCATTCAGGATTTGCAGGATCCACACGACTGACCAGAACGCTGTAGCGTTCCCATGCCTCCAGTCGACTGCGCTCCTCATCTGTTGCCATATTCAGCCTGACAGCGCGCTCCAGTGGCAAAATCACGGATTCGGCTTCGGAAAGCAAAGTTGCCTTTTGTGATTCTGCCAGTTGCTGCTGTTCGTCTGCCGTATAAATCCGCTTAATCACTGCACCATCCTTAAACATCCATTTACCTGAGTCATCAGCACGCCGGTTGGCAGTAATATCAGGAACCTCAACAACGCTAAAACCTTCAGGATTAAGCGTTGAAGCATCTCTGGTGATAGCGACAATAATATTATTTTCATCGTAAACAATCTTTATTGTGTCTGGCTGAAAGTTCTTCACTTCCTCATACCAGTTTTTTCCGTCTTCGGACCATAACCAGATAACATCAAAATTCTTTGTTAGCTGATATTGCTCTTTTGTTTTTGGATTACCTGACTTAATGTTCTTTAAATGCTGCATAACTTACACCTGCGCAACGTTATACCATGTGCCATTGATGTACTTTTGTATCGGCCTGAAGATGGCTTCATCATCGCCATCTACTTCACCAATGATTCTTAATCCGGTAATCGTGTGTCCGGCTTTTTCATAACGATCACCTCGCGCCATCAATTGAACAACTCGCGTACCCAGGCGAACATCTTTCACATAGCGGGAATCAAAATTTCCCCAGTTGCGGGGTTGCATCTGACCGTTAACAGCAAATATTACCGAGTTATCTGTATTTCGCTGGCTATAGAAATGCCATCCGGCCTCATCGCCTAATTCTGCAACCACTGGACGGGTGGAAGCACCCCATAAATTAAAGGTAATATTCTTCGTGGATGTGTTAGAGCTGGATAGCGAGAACTTTTTACTATCCCCTGCCTGAATATTTTTAAAAGCAATAGCCACTCCATTCTGAAAACGGAATACACGCTGACTGTTAGCATAAACATCAAGAATACCGTCTCCATTCTGTTTAAATCCGGTATCATTATCACCAAGAACAATAGAGCTACCACCTAGTGCATTCGTCGTACCAACTCCAAAACAGCCATTAATGACGGCATTAACAAGAATATTTAGTGCATCCCATTTCAACGTCATCAGGTCTTTTGTTGTGGTACTCTGGCGGCTTCTCCATTTGAAATATTCATTGCCGTTATCCCCCGTTTCAAACCACATGTATGAATCAGTGTCACCATCGGCATCATTTTTAAATCCAATCTTCGCCCAGTCAGTATTTCGAATCCAGGCAAGGATTGAGTCGTTTTCAAAAGTAAGTCCACCGGACAAGGTATCGCCATTTTTTTGCACGGCGTTCCCGGCTCGGTTTACCGTTTCCTGTAAACCGAGATATTCGATAACGGCGGCAACGGTCGATTTAGCCAGAATATCCCGCCCGACTTTTGTCAGGGTCGCCAGGCTGGCAACATCATTCCCCGTAAAATACGGAAACCTGTCTGCCGCAGTAGCAAGCCCCGCCAGCGCCGTCAAAGTGGCATCTTTCGGTTGCTTACCCGCAAGCGCATTAGTCATGGTGGTAGCAAAATTCGGGTCATTGCCCAGCGCCGCCGCCAGCTCGTTCAGCGTATTCAGTGCGTCAGGCGACGAGTCTACAAGGGCGGCAATCGCGGCCATAACGAAAGCCGTGTTTGCGATCTGAGTATTATTCGTTCCCTGTCGCGCAGTTGGCGTCGTTGGCGTTCCGGTCAGTGCAGGGCTGTTTAATGGCGCTTTCTTGTTCGTTTCATCCATTACCGTCTTAACGGCTTTTGGTGTTGCGGCGAGCGTTTCAGACATGCTGTTGGTCGCACTACTTAGCTGGACAAGACCTTTTCGCGCTGTGGTAGCGTCCTGTGCGGTATATTTCCCGTTAGCAAGGTCATATGCGGCCTTAACCGCTTTCGGCGTTGCGGCCAGTGTTTCAGACGTGCTGTTGGTCGCGCTGCTTAGCTGAGTAAAACCTTTTGCGGTCAGTGAGGCGTCCGGGTGACGTCGTGACTGTTCGTGCTCTGCAATTTTGTCATCAACGTAATCCTGCGTTGCCATCACCGTTGTGGTGTCAATGGTCAGCTCCACTGAGGCCACAGTGCTGACGATGATGACCATGCGGCAGGTCTGCGAACGCCCTGAGCCTTCGGCAAGAGCTGGCTTATAACTTTCGGCCATGTTCGCCACGGCAATTAACGTTCCCGCATCATCGTACAGGCCAAGCTCTCGCATCCAGAAACCGCCCACCTCCGGCGGAATAACCAGCTCTGCGATAATATAATTACTGTTTCGTTTGTCCTGACTGATTTTGTTCAGCGCATGTCGCCAGACTTCGTGGATAAGCCCGGTCTGTCCGGCATCCGGGACAGGCAATTTACCACCGCCATCCCCGACGGCCATCGTGGTAATGTTGACCTTCCGCCCTCCCGGTGCGGTTGCCGCTGCCAGCTTTGCTGCACCGGCAGTGGTGATAACGGTTCTGAATTTTGTGCTCATTATTCCTCACTTATCCGGGGTAAACCGTAATTACATCGCCGTCGTAAGCCACACCACCGGCGAACAGGTAGCCGGGAATGTCCCGGGTAATGTTCAGGTCAATAAGGTGACGGCTTGCAGGTTTGGCATCAGCAATAAGCCGTTCCATTTCCTGATACATTGCCTCCGTGATGCCGCTTTCCAGTACACCAATATCAAGCCGGAAGGTGCCTGGCGGGTCACTGTTTTCCCACCACTCCGTCACGTTGATGAGATAGCCGAGCGGCTCCACCACACGCCGGATTGCGCCGATAGTGCCTTTATGACAGTGGATGAAATAGGCATCGCGAATAACGGCGCGTTTGGTCGCTTCCGGCCACTTTTCATCCCACCTGTCGACCGAAAACGCCCACGCCAGCCACGGCAGCAGATTTCCCGGGCAGGTGTCCGGGTTCCACAGTTCACGAATACTGACCGGCGTTTTTTCAATTTCCGCACAGGCTTTTGCGGCAGCAATTTCAAGCGGTGATGAGCCGGTCGGCAGCAGGCGCGAATCACTCATCCGAGCCTCCGGTCACGACGCGGTATTCGGTACAGAAAGACGCCTGCGTACTGTTGAGCACAATGTCGGCCAGTGGTGCAGCCAGTTCGACACGCTGCACGCCTTCCACATGCAAAGCGGCATAAATGGCAGATAAACGGATGTCGCGCCCCAGCCGGTGCTGTGCCGTGATATATGCTTCCAGTTTTTTCACGGCGGCCGCGCGGATGGGTTCGCTTTCGGGACCAGGGTAAAGGTAAAGCGTGGCGTTTATCTGGTATTCAACAATGGCGGCAGACTGCACGGTCACGCGGTCGGCCACCGGTCTGACGTCCTCACCATTAAGGGCGTTACGCACCACGGCCAGCAGGTCTTCGGATGCGACGCCGTTATTTTCACGTGACAGCACAGAGATGGTGACGCAGGCCGGAGACGGACTGGTGACAGAGATATCCGCGACACGCCCGTCGGCACTGCGACCATGATACTGATAGGCTCCCACCGACCCGGCGACGCTTAAGCCTTCAAACGCCTGCTGAATACGCAGCCGGTAATCGGTGTCAGACTCCATCACTGCCGGTGTCGGCGGGATAGTCGAATCATCTGCCGGGGTGATAATCAGGCGCGTGGTGTTGTAATTGGCACCAATCACATCAAGGTCATTACCGGCAGCACAGGCCAGCATCACCGCCCGTGCGGCCTCATTCACACGCTGACGCCAGATAAGCTCACGATAAGCATTTTCCTCCAGCAGTTTGACGAGAGGCTCAGATTCCAGCGTCAGGGTACGGGCGACCGCCTCCTGCTGGTCTTCCGGGTAAAGGGAAATCAGTGTCGCCTTGCGTTCGGCAAGAATGGTTTCAAAGTCCAGCTCCTCAACCACATCCGGTGCGGGTAGCTGGTTCAGGTCGATAATCGGCATGGTTTCAACTCACAGGGATGGTTAACGAAAGTGGCTGGCCGGTGTCGTTGTGCTGACCGGTTAACGTGACCGTCATTCGCCCGTCAAAACTGCGCGCCGTGGTGACGGATGACAGGGTGACGCGGGGTTCCCACTTCAGCACCGCCATGTAACAGGCGACCTTAATCTGCAACTCAAGCGCCGGGGTCTGCGGCTGGTCAATCATTGACGCCAGCAACGAGCCGTAATCACGACGCATCACCCGTGAGCCGACCGGCGTGCGCAGGATATCGCCGATACTCTGGCTGATATGCTCAAGGTCAGTGACCGTCAGGCCATCACTGCGATTCATTCCAAGATAACGCGCTGTCATAGAGGACTCCCGGTTGTGCCGCCGCTGTCGCCGGGGTGTTTATGGGTATGCAGTACCTTACCGTTTGATGAGAGTTCACCGCCGGTGTGTTCAATGTTGCCGCGCATCGTCCCGCCCTTCTGTACTTCCAGCGTGCCGGTAATCAGCCTGTTGGTGCAGACCACCTCCGGCGTGTCCAGAGTGACACGGGTTGATGCTTTCACCGCGACCACCGGCACCGTGGCAGTAACAGAATCAGAAGCCGTCACGCTGGCCGTTTTAATTCCGCTTACCGTCAGTGCACTGGTTTCGGGTTCATACTCAATCACCGCCCCGTCAGGGAAACGGATATGCAGGGCATCAGCCGACGCAGACGGCGCAGGGTTATCGCCGGAATAAATCCCCGGCAGAACGAACGCCGTGTCGAGTTCACCGCCCACGGCCAGAATCAGCACCTGTTCCCCCACGGAAGGTGCCCACCATGTGCGCGAACGTCCGGCGCGATGGGTCAGCCACTGAAGCCAGTCGGTGCACATGCCGCCGGTCTGCACACGGCAGCGACCGGCTTTAAGGTTGGTTTCGACGACAAGGCCGGTACGAATCATGTTGCGCAGTGCGCGCGCGAGTTCCTGAATATTTGCGAGAGTGTTCATAACGGGAAGGATGCCGCTGGACGATACCAGCAGCAATCATGGAGGATTCTGTCAGCTGTGACACAACATAATAAATATTAGTTGTAGCACTTCTCTATAATCTTCATACACCCCTCATGAGCTAAATCATGGCTGTCAAATTCTTTATTAAAAAAGAAGAAAAACGCCTTCTTAACCTGAGGCATTTCAATAAAAATAAATTCATCAACCTTATGAAAGAAATGAAAACTCTTGTTTGATGTTTCAAAAACCATCAAAGAATTATGTTTTTTATCCTTCCATTTCGACATCAGATTGCGTCGCGATTTTCGTATAATCCTGAAGACATCCCCCGGCGTCGTATCGACATTCCCCCAAAACATTGCAACCGGGAAGTTTGCAAGGAACGGGATATAATCACCACCTTTATACCTGAGAAAGCGGTTCCGCAAATCCATTAATTGCAACTTAAAACCCATGTATTGCAACCACCATATGATGCAATCATACTCATAATCTGTTAACTCCTCTCCCCTCTTTTCCGTAAGAAATTTCTTCAGGTTATACTCAAACACTCCCAGCAAATCAGAATTGCACACTCTGCATGCTGGTACAGTGGCTTTAATGTAATGAGTTGACTGATTATTCTTTTTATTAATTAAAGATTTTTCAGCATTTGACTCAAAGGCCCACTGAGGAATAATGTGCTCACGAGTAATATCGTCAGAACTCCCGCATAACACACATATATCAGCATTATGGTCAGCAATAATACAATCCATAACTTTCTTTTGAGAGTGCTTTACTCTTTTTCTCAAAATAGAAAACTTTTCATCCATAAACACCCGTCTCATATAACATCTTTCGATAGAATCACTAATAACTCCCTTTCTATCAATTGTATAGATTCCTTGTCAAAACCAAATAACTCACGAACAGGATATTCCACCACAGCACTATTACGCCCCGGCTTATCCTTAAGCCCTAATTGATGTACTCGCGCAATTCGTTGCACCCCGCTGGCAAACTCCACCACCGCCGCACTCTCGCTACCTGTTGCTTTCATAAACCGGTTAGTGCGTAATTTCACAAACATTTCCCGCTTTATCCGGCCTTTCTTATTTCGCACTGGCTGGTTTTTTCTCGGTACATACGGCGTACCATCCGGGCCTTTTTGTAATTTAATTCGCTGCTGCTGGCGCTGGCGCAGTTTCTTCGCAATATCTACCGCCAGTCGCCGACGCCCTGACGGTGACAGCGACTCAATCAGTCCGGTCAGCCGGTCTTCAAAACGCTTAAACTCATTCATCCCACTTGCTCACCAGTTCGCCATTGATATAAAGCTCCACCGGGCGGGTGACCGGCTCCGGCGGCGGAGGTTCCGGGATATTCTTCACATGCAGTGCGCCGTCAACCTCACTGACCAGCGTGCGCTCGGTCAGCATCAGGCTGATACTGATATCAAAGCTGCTGTCATTGTTGATGTCTGCATAAAACGTGAAGCCCTTTTTCTGGCCTTCGTCGGTGGTCATGATGTCGGGCTGATTTTCCCGCAGCCACGCCAGCACCGGCACGATGAGCAGGTCAAAATCACCGGTAAAGTCGGTCACAATCACATTGAGCGTGTAACGCTTTTCGAATGACAGCGACGCCGCCAGTGTGGAGGCAATACTCCCGTTATCCACGAATATCCGCAGCATATCGGGGTTAGTTTTCAGCACCGTGACGGCATCAGTCAGCGCCCTGCGCAGGCTGTCGGGTTTGAGCATCGTTTTCGTCCTGACAGTGTTTAATCATTTTTACCTGGCTGGCACAGCGTGCCAGCGCGTTCTCAAGCTGCCGGATATCGGCACTTAAATCGCCGTTCGTCTGCGGGTCACTGCCCGGCATCGGGCAAAGGCTCACTTTCGGGCATGCGTTGGGGACAATCACTGGCGTCGGTGCAGGCGGGGCGCTGGTGCAACCGGCGCACAGCATCAGGCAGGTCAGCACCGTACCAGCGGCGAAAATCTTCGTTCTCATTAAGTAACCTCGTGATGGTTTTCTCGCGCTGTGCTTCACGCTTCGCGGCGTTCTCCAGTTCCTGACGCAGTGCCACCTGCGCCATCTCGTTTTTGTCTGCCCTGGTAAGGGCAACATGAAGCTGGTTTTTCAGCATGGTGATGGTCGTCTGCTGTTCACTGGCGACGTTGTTCGCCCTGTCCAGCGAGGCGCGCAGGCTGGCGTTTTCATGCTTTGCCAGAAACAGCCCCGCCACCGCCAGCGATAACAACACGACCAGCACAATCATCAGCTTTGACATAATTCCCGCCCCTCAAGACGCTGACGACAGGCTTTACGTATCAGCCGGAAGAACACCGATGCCACAAGATAAATCAGCGCGGTAAAAATCCACCCGGCGGCGACCAGCGCGATAAACGTCACCACCATCACCACCAGAGCCGCCGCCCGTCTGCGCCACGGCACCGGCTGCAAAAACAGCGACGCGACAATCTTCACGGCCAGCGATTCCGGCGGCAGCTCCCGCCCGTAGCGTTCCAGCACATACTCAGTGGCATACACGCCGACACCACCGGCAACCACACAGATAACCGTCGCCAGAATCGCCCAGGTGGCGACAAAACTGACGGCCACGCTCTGCGGGTAAATCAGGGACAGTGCCAGCATCAGCGCCAGCGACACGTTCAGCATCAGTGAAAGGGATAATTTCTTCATGGTGTTTACTCCGTTTAAGCCGGTACGCCGCCAGCGGTACGCCAGACGGTGACCAGTTTTTCCAGTGAATGCTCACGCTGACCGTAACCGGCTCCCGGCAGGGACGCCCAGATATTGCGACAGCGTGAAATGGCGCGCTCAATACGTCCCGCCCGGATGTCATCCAGTGCACCGCGTTCGCGGATCAACTGAATGGCAAGTCTGTCCTGTGACAACGGACTGAAATCCGGCAGGGCAAGCTGTTTGCGGTAGTGCGGCCAGAACAGGTAAAGCTGCTGATAGCGACCGGAGGCCGTGGATTTTTCACCGCGACGGTTAAACACCTTCGCCGGTCGGCCATGCGCGAACGGGTGGTCACTGTAGTCGGTGAAAATTTCCGGTTTTCCGTCCAGCCCGGTGACTATCACGTCATAGCCCCGGTTTTTCGTCAGCGGATGGTTCGCCGTCCCTTCGGACACGGCCAGCATGTCGAGAAAGGCGGCGATATTCTGATGCGTGTTAATTACCGGCATTACGGTTTCCCCCTGCCCTTAAAGCGGCGCTGAATGGCAATCTCAATCACCTGATAACCGGCGATACCCAGCATGGAGCCGATGCCGCACACTGCAGGCAGTGACAGGTCAGGAAACTGCACCAGAACAACACCGGCAACCATCGAGACAAAACCACCGAGCAACATGCGCCCGATAAACAGACGCGGGGTGATGGGTTCACCACCGGCAAGCACCTTGCCGACAACAATCAGCACCCCAATCATGAAAAGCGACAGGACGCTTTTTTCTTCTGCTGTCATGCGTTACTCCCACAGATTGACAGTTTCAGCCACGGGCGCGGTCTGAACGTCGGGCAGTTCGACGGCGGTGCCGTGTGGCAGCACCGCACCCAGTTCAGCCAGTCCCGGATTTGCGGCGAGCACGGTCTCAACCACGCCCTCAGTGCGCCCGTAATACCGGACACAAATGGCGTCGAGCGTGTCGCCCTGTAGCGCAAAGGTCTTCATCAGATTTGACTCACGATGCAGCGCGGCTTGTCCTGGATACGCGCCACCGCCCAGCGCATATCCCGCCACAGTTCATCAATGGTGCTGTCAATGCTGTCAGCCTTCTTGTCGCCTTTCGCACTGGCATCCACGCCGCGATAACGCTCATAAAGCGACGCGGTCGCCATCGCACACACGGCGCGCTCGTAGTAAAAAACTTTGATACTTTCACCGTCGATGTCGTCCGCCGGAACGTCCGCCAGACGCGTAAAACCGGCGGCAATTTTCTGTTCGCGGTACTCGTACAGCTCCGCATTTGTTTCAGCCATGCCTGACTTGATGGCCTCACGCAGACGGGCGGGGGCGACGGTCTGCTCAAGGCGCATACGTTCCCGGACGCGCTTCGGGTCGATATCGGGAAAAAAGAACGTGTTTTTAATCACCGGCTCGTCGCCTGCCGGTTGCGGGATGACCACCGTACCCTCACCGGACACGGGAGCCTCCTTTCGCGGAATAATCAGCGTCATCATGACCACCTCTGAAAAGTCGGGCGGTGGACGCCGGTGCAGTGTCAGGTGATTCACCCTCACTGACCGGCGTGCCGCCCTGGCGCGGGGCGCATTCGGTTGTTAACTGGTTTTCTTTTTCGGGCGTCCACGTTTTGCCGGTGTCACGCTCCGGGTCTTACGCGGGGCGCGGGTGACCGCTTTTGGCTCCGGCTTCGGTTTCAGCTCCCGCTCCAGTCGTTCAATCTCTTTTTTGACGCCTGCCTGACAGTCGAGCTGTGTCGCACGTTGCAGGTGCGCCAGCGCACCGGCGGCATCACCAGCGTCACGCAGAAACAGACCGGTGATTTTGTGCAGCTTTGCGCGCACTTCATCAGGCATGTCAGCCGTGGCGGTCAGTTCGAGGGTGTCCGTCAGCAGGCGGGTATCCACAGACTCACCGGCAGCGTGGGCACGCATGGCCGCGAGCGCCACCTCCTCGGTGAACATGTACGGCGGAGTGCGGCGGTGTTTCCCCGGCATGGTCAGACCGTACTTCAGGGCATAACGGGCAATCTCCAGCGCACCGGCAATATCGCCGGTATCCAGACGCCACAGCATGACTGTCATCAGAATGTCATCCTGTGCGCCTTTGCCCTGCTCCAGCACGCCGTTCACCCACGGCAACCAGAACGGCAGCAGTTCGCGTTTTTTCGCGGCCTTAAGCTCTTTTGAGTAAATCGCTTTCAGTGTGCGCTGGTCTGCGGCCAGCTTGACCAGCATCTGCTCATAGACAGTTGCATGTCGCAGCGGGGCGGCTTCCCGCTGCGCGGTCATCGCTGCCGAGACCCGCATCATGTGGCGCTGTGCGGGACTCGTCATCGGTTACGCTCCCGGCTCTGCGGTCGCTTTAGCCGGTGTGGAGAAATCACCGACTTTAATTTTTTCCACCAGACAACCGGCGGCGTAGTCCTCCACCACGTAATCAATGTTCATTGACTCGTAGTTCTCCACGCGGTCGAGTTTCGGGTTTTCCTCAATCACGCGGCGATGGCTGTCATCCATGTAGTAGATGGACAGGTTTTCCAGCTTCGTGATGAGCATCGCATCCGCCGGGAAGTACGGGACGCGTACCGCTGGCAGGTTGCCGATGCGTTTCTGGCTGATGATGACGTCAGCGGCCAGCATCTCGCTGTTATCCTGCTCCTTGTTGACGATAGGGAAATACTTGTCCGCCAGTAGCTGACGTCCCACAATCACCACAAGGTCAGGGTCTTCCTGATACCACGGTTCAATCAGGTTGTTGGTCGCATCCATCACCAGTGCATCGAGGCTGGCATAATCACCGCCCTTACCCACGCGGATGACCTCAGAGGTCGTGTGACCTTCCTCGTCAGTAACCTTGCTCATCACGCGCGCCGGGGCTTCATTGCGGTATTTCTGCAGCCAGCCGACCGCCACATCCTGCAGCATCGGATTGCTGCTGCGGTCAGAGGTTTCGGCACGCGTCACGCCGTTAAAACCGGCCATGATGAAATCAAGGGACTGGCGTTTGATAATGGCGTTACGGACACGGAGCTGGAAATCCTGATAACGCGCCCACAGGTCAAGCGTTTTGTAGCGGATATAAAAATCGAAGTTAATCTGGTCGCATTCGTACTTGTTTGACGCCAGCTTCGAGAAGTCCTTCGGCTGACGCTCGGTGCCACCGGCGGTGTCGGTGGTGCTGGCGATGGAGCCGGTGACACCAATACCAATTTTTTCCCCTTTCATTTCGCTGACCGGCACAATGTTGATGCGGGTCAGAAAGTCAGAGGACTCCTGCATGGTGTTCATCAGGGTCTGGGTGACCGACGGTTCAACGGTGAATTTTTTCGACACATCACCGGCGTCGATGCCGTTCAGTTCGGCAACACGGGACAGGTAGGCATTAAATTTAAAGCGGGTTTCCTGGCGCATAGTTTTTCCTGAAATTAAGGGTTAATCGTGAAGGTTTTCCCGGACTGACTGACACCGGTCAGCAGTTCGTCATCAGGGCGTCACCGCCACCGCCGGTGGCCTTGCTGCGGCGCTGCTGGGTCAGACTTTCGGTGTGGTCGAGACTGTTTTTCAGGCGGGTGAATGCCTGGCTGGTTTCATCCGCTCTGTCAGTCACCTCCTGCTTAAGTGCGGAAAAAGCGGTTTCCATCTCAGCGAGGCGCTGCTCAGTGGCGCTCAGTTTTTCCTGCACATGTTCAGCAACAGCGGTCACCGCTTCATGCACGTCATTCAGACGGGCGTCATCGCTGGCCTGTTTGCGGCCAAAAATGGATTTCACCTTTTCGGTCAGGGCGGTGAACACGGTTTCAGGCAGGTCTTCAAATTCCAGCTCAACAGGCGTTGCCACTGAAATCAGGTTTTCAGGGCTTAATTTGAAGCGGTTCAGGGGGTTGTGTTTTGCCGTGCGGCAGAATTCCAGGTATTCCGTGCCGAGGCTTGCCGGGTCATCGGTGACGGCCAGCCCCACCAGATAACATTTGCCGGTGTTGGCAAAGTTCGGCTGAATTTCCATTGAGGTATAGACCTTCTGCGCGGCCTTGTTCATCGCGATAAGGTCATCGGTCGGGGTGATTTTCGCAAACAGCGCCCATTTGCCTTTCAGCGCCGAATCATCGTCAATCTTTTCGGCCTTCAGTTCGGCCACATCGCCATAACGTTTAAAAATGCCGTCAGGCAGGATGCCGCGCAGATGTTCCAGGTTAATGCGGCAACCATAGACTCGCGGGTCAAAGGTTTCGGCCATTTCCTGAATATCCTGCGCACTGATGACACGCCCGTCACAGGTGTCACCCTCAACGCCGATACGAAAGAATTTTGAGACTTTTTTTGCCATTGTCAGGAGTCCTGAATAGTGATTAGAGGAGTCACATGTCGGCATCAGTTTCCCGACGATGCGCATCCTCCGCCATCAGTCCCGGATGGCTTATCACTGACACAACAGCACCTTAGCGAATCGCAGGGCGCGACTCAGTAGCCTTGCCGTGTATTCATCACGGCGAGGTATTCATGACCATCACCACAGACACCACTCTTTTACACGACCCGCGTCGTCAGGCGGCGCTGCTGTACTGGCAGGGGTTTTCCGTGCCGCAGATTGCCGCCATGTTGCAGATGAAACGCCCGACGGTGCAGAGCTGGAAACAGCGCGACGGCTGGGACAGCGTTGCCCCCATCAGCCGTGTCGAAATGAGTCTGGAAGCGCGACTGACCCAGCTCATCATCAAACCGCAGAAAACCGGCGGTGACTTCAAGGAAATTGACCTGCTCGGACGCCAGATTGAACGACTGGCACGGGTCAACCGTTACAGTCAGACCGGCAACGAGGCAGACCTTAATCCGAACGTCGCTAACCGCAACAAAGGCGGGCGTCGCAAACCGAAAAAGAATTTTTTCAGTGACGAGGCCATCGAAAAGCTGGAGCAGATTTTCTTTGAGCAGTCTTTCGAATATCAGTTGCACTGGTATCGCGCCGGGCTTGAGCACCGCATCCGCGATATCCTGAAATCCCGCCAGATTGGCGCGACGTTTTATTTTTCCCGCGAGGCGCTGCTGCGCGCCCTGAAAACCGGCCATAACCAGATTTTTCTGTCAGCCAGTAAAACGCAGGCGTATGTGTTCCGCGAATACATCATCGCCTTTGCCCGTCTGGTTGACGTTGACCTGACCGGTGACCCGATTGTCCTGGGCAATAACGGCGCAAAACTGATTTTTCTCGGCACCAACTCCAACACCGCGCAGAGCCATAACGGCGACCTGTACGTCGATGAGATTTTCTGGATCCCGAATTTTCAGGTACTGCGTAAGGTGGCATCAGGTATGGCCTCACAGAGTCACCTGCGCTCGACCTATTTCTCCACCCCGTCCACGCTGGCGCACGACGCCTACCCGTTCTGGTCGGGTGAACTGTTCAACCGGGGACGCGCCAGCGCCGCCGAACGCGTGGAAATCGACGTCAGTCATAACGCACTTGCCGGAGGTCTTCTCTGTGCGGACGGCCAGTGGCGGCAGATTGTCACCATTGAGGACGCCCTGAAAGGTGGCTGCACGCTGTTCGACATTGAGCAGCTTAAACGCGAAAACAGCGCCGACGATTTTAAAAACCTGTTCATGTGTGAATTTGTTGACGACAAGGCGTCGGTGTTCCCGTTCGAGGAGCTGCAACGCTGCATGGTCGACACGCTGGAAGAATGGGAAGACTATGCGCCGTTTGCCGCCAATCCGTTCGGCTCCCGCCCGGTATGGATTGGTTACGACCCGTCACACCGTGGCGACAGCGCCGGATGCGTGGTGCTGGCACCGCCGGTGGTGGCCGGTGGCAAATTCAGAATACTTGAGCGTCACCAGTGGAAAGGCATGGACTTTGCCACCCAGGCGGAATCCATCCGCAAACTCACCGAAAAATACAACGTCGAATACATCGGTATTGATGCCACCGGCCTCGGTGTCGGCGTGTTCCAGCTCGTGCGCTCGTTCTATCCCGCCGCGCGCGATATCCGCTACACGCCGGAAATGAAAACCGCAATGGTGCTCAAGGCCAAAGACGTTATCCGCCGTGGCTGTCTGGAATATGACGTCAGCGCCACCGACATCACCAGCTCGTTTATGGCTATCCGCAAGACCATGACCAGCAGCGGACGCAGCGCCACCTATGAGGCCAGCCGCAGCGAGGAAGCCAGCCACGCCGACCTCGCCTGGGCGACCATGCACGCCCTGTTAAATGAGCCACTCACCGCCGGTATCAGCACCCCGCTGACATCCACCATTCTGGAGTTTTACTGATGAGCAAGAAAAAAGGGAAAACACCGCAACCTGCGGCAAAAAAAATGACCGCCAGCGCCCCGAAAATGGAGGCATTCACCTTTGGTGAGCCGGTGCCGGTGCTCGACCGCCGTGACATTCTGGATTACGTCGAATGCATCAGTAACGGCAGATGGTATGAGCCGCCGGTCAGCTTTACCGGTCTGGCAAAAAGCCTGCGTGCTGCCGTGCATCACAGCTCACCGATTTACGTCAAACGTAATATTCTGGCCTCGACATTTATCCCGCATCCATGGCTTTCCCAGCAGGATTTCAGCCGCTTTGTGCTGGATTTTCTGGTATTTGGTAATGCATTTCTGGAAAAGCGTTACAGCACCACCGGTAAGGTCATCAGACTGGAAACCTCACCGGCAAAATATACCCGCCGTGGCGTGGAGGAGGATGTTTACTGGTGGGTGCCGTCCTTCAACGAGCCGACAGCCTTCGCGCCCGGCTCCGTGTTTCACCTGCTGGAGCCGGATATTAATCAGGAGCTGTACGGCCTGCCGGAATATCTCAGCGCCCTTAACTCTGCCTGGCTGAATGAGTCGGCCACGCTGTTCCGCCGCAAGTATTACGAAAACGGCGCACATGCCGGATACATCATGTACGTCACTGATGCCGTGCAGGATCGCAACGATATCGAAATGCTCCGCGAAAACATGGTGAAGTCGAAAGGCCGCAACAACTTTAAAAATCTGTTTCTCTATGCCCCGCAGGGGAAAGCCGACGGCATTAAAATTATCCCGCTCAGTGAAGTGGCAACGAAGGACGATTTTTTTAATATCAAAAAAGCCAGCGCCGCTGACCTGCTGGACGCGCACCGCATCCCCTTTCAGTTGATGGGCGGCAAGCCGGAGAACGTCGGGTCGTTGGGTGATATTGAGAAAGTGGCAAAGGTCTTTGTCCGCAATGAGCTTATCCCGCTACAGGACAGGATCCGCGAGATAAACGGCTGGCTCGGTCAGGAGGTCATCCGCTTTAAAAACTACTCACTGGACACTGACAACGGCTGAACATCGCCGCCTGCGGGCGGCTTTTTTACACCCCGTCATCACGCCCTCACACGCTCACCTCCACGCAAAACAGCCCGCAGACACACCGACGCCCCGGCACACAATCTAAACGCCATCACGACGCGCTGAGACGCCGAAAAATAAAATCAGCACCACCGCCAGCGCGCAGTGCTTTCCCCGCCTCGCC